TGTGAGTATCTGCTGCTGTTCCTGATGTATTTTGAGCAGCAAGAGTATTTGTACCTATTGCTGTATTGTTACCTCCAGAGACATTTGCAGTTAAGGCATTTAAGCCTATGGCAACATTACTGTTGCCGCCTACATTCAAAGAAGCTAATGCTGATTTACCAATAGCAACGTGATTACTACCAGTATCTTCTGCACTAAACGCATTGTAGCCTATTACCACGTTACCACTACCTGTAGTCAAAGCATCACCAGCTAGTCCACCTATGAGGGTGTTGAGTGTACCTGTTGTGACTGATAGTCCTGCATCTGCACCAACTGCTGTATTGTAAGAATTAGTAGCTGTCGTAAAGTTTTGTGAGTATAAAGCAGAATCACCTATAGCTACAGACTTGCTACCCAAAGTATCTTGACCTAAAGCATGATAACCTATCGCCACATTAGCGTCAGCGTCAGTTAAGGCGTCGCCAACTAATCCACCAACAAGAGTGTTTCTTACGCCTGTTGTGACTGCATTACCTGCATCATAACCTACTGCTACATTTAGGGGTTCTGTTGCAGTGGTAAAGTTTTGTGCACCTAAAGCACTTCTACCTAAAGCTGTACTCTTACCTCCTAAAGTATCTGCTCCTAAAGCATTATATCCCAAAGCAATATTGTGACTTGCGTTTGTAAGTGCATCACCAGCCCCACCGCCTATAAGGGTGTTGTGTACACCTGTTGTGACTGCTGCCCCTGCATGATAGCCAACCCCTACGTTAAAAGAATCTACGGCTGTTGCTGTATTTACAGTAAACAAAGCAGCCGAACCAACCGCAACATTTTTAGAACTTAAAATATTTGTAGTTAAAGCATTATGACCAATTGCTACATTGTTTTCAGAGGTTGTAGTTGCGTCACCTGCTCCATACCCAACAAATACATGCTGATCACCAGTAGTAATCGCAGTACCAGCCTCATCGCCCACAACGGTATTAAAATTACCGCCAGATTGTATTGAGTTACCTGCGTTTACACCTGCACGAAAGTTAGATGTACCTGCTGAAGCAGTAATAATATCTGCACCATCTGCAAAGGTCACGTCAGCAGCAAAGTTTACTGTACCATCTACATCAACTGCATCAAGGTTTGTTGTGCCATCTACGTCTATGTCACCACTAATATCTAGTGAAGTCGCAGTTAAAACACCTGTAACACCAAGAGTGCCACCAACAGTCATGTCATCCGTAACAGTCAGATCATCTTGAACCTTTAGGTCAACCACATTCAAAGACGCAAAGGCGTCAACCATTGCCGCACCAGACCCCGCGCCATCTGAATAAATGGCCTTTGTATCGCCCGGTGGAATCGTGATATTTGCACCTGATCCTTGAGATATAATAATATTCTGTGAACCAGATGTGCCGTTCTCAATAAACCACATCTTACTAACAGTATTAGGAGCTATCGTAATCGTACAGGCACTGTCCAAAGTACCCGTGTACTTCAAGAACATTGACCTACCGGGGTCCGTAGCTCCATCTGCTATTGTCGTAGTATGCGTATCCGCATTTGTTGTAATCGCCTCTGTGCCGAAACTAAACGCTTCAGCTATAAGCTCCAAGTTGGTGTTTGTCTTCGTACCCCATGACCCACTGTTCTCGCCAGTGGCCATTTCTTCGAGGCGAAGGTCATTTACATAGGTACTAGCCATATTAGTCTATCCTTACGATTGCGTTACTCGCTGTGGCTGCTGGAAATACAATTTTAAACGTACCGCCAGAGACTGTAAAATCGCCACCAAAATCCAAAATTGCAATTGCACCTCTAGCATTTGATGACGCATCTCCTAATGTTTTGTTGTAAATTAAAGCGCCTCTTGCAGTAAATGTTGCGGATGTCCACTCAGGATCATCTGCATCAAAACAACCACTTGTGCTATTTTCTGTTACTGCTTTGTTTGCAAGAGCATTTCCACCTGTTGTGTATCCACCGCCATTTGCTACTTCATTTGATGTTATGTATCCATCAGTTGCAGCACTGAGCGTTGCTGAACTTGTGTAGAGTGCAATGTATATACTGTCTGTATCAAGGTGATGATCTCCTAAGAGAACGTCCTTCTTAAACAGCGTTGACATCGCTTGGGTAATAGCCATTATATGCCTCCGTTATATTCTGCCGCATAATCACGTTGCATCTCTTGTACAAACAATTGCACCGCTTCGTCAAATTGTGTCTTATAAAGAGCTAAAGTTTCTGATGCTTTTAGAAAAGCTGACGCTTCATAAAGACAGGCCGATAGTAACACATTTTCTGCATTGTCGCCAATCCATGAATTTGAGTTGGAACCTGATAATCCTGTTTCTGGAGCAATAAAATCTACTGTATAACTGTCTGTCGAGTTTGGTGTGGGCGCGATTGTAATAACTGTTCCAGAAGTTCCTGCACTTTTTGTAGTATAAATTCTAGGAGTGCCTTGAGTAGTAGAGTTAGGCCAGTAATCACGCAAATAAGAATCTATTCTATGATCTAAATAAGATAAAATACTAGAACTTGTAACTGATACTTGCCTTATCATTCTTGCAGAAGCTACAGTATAATCTGTTGTGCCTGCAACAAGATTAGCCGAAGTTGTTTTTCTAAAACATGGTAAATTTGGCAGACGTTGAAATATCATTTCTTCGGCCTGTCCAATGATTTGATCAACAGAATCTGTTAGCTCTGTAGAATCGTCTTCTAAAAAGTTTTGAATATTTGTTTTTAATGTTGTGTAGTTCATTAATCACCCCACTCCGCAACGCCCCAACCTTCTTGACCCCAGCCAAGAATTTCAACGCTTTCTGATCCAACTGCCCCTGTACCTGCAACACCTGTTTCAGCAATTGATACGCTTAATGCTTCAACACCAACAGCTCCCGTACCGCCTCCACCAGATACACCAGTAACAACAGCAGATGGAACTTCAACACCTACACCACCTGTACCAGCAACGCCAGTTTCATTAATAGTAAGCTCAAGGCTTTCATTGCCAACAGCACCTGTGCCGCTCACACCATTCTCAGTAATAGTGCTTTCTATAGAAACTACACCAACACCGCCAAAACTGTTTATTCCTACTGTGGGGCGCTCTCTGGGGTCCAGAAAAGGATCGTACATAAAGCCAACAAAAAATTTAACATTTTCAGGGTCATTATCTGGTCTTGGATTAAATAAAGCAGTCGCATCTACAACATTTTTAGCAGGTGTTAATTGCGGTTGTTTTGGCTCCCATTCATCTGGAGCAACACGCAATCCATCCCAAGTTGTTTTTAACTGAGTATATCTAACTCGTTGACCACCCCTATCGCTTATTGCATATGATTTTTTACCTTTTGCGTATTTTGCCATTAATATAAATTCAGCGCAGTAGGCTGAATCCTCAAGCTTACACCATCGTTGTCGGACGCGGCTGCAAAGTTAAATGATCTTTCGTACATTTCATTTAATATTGAAAATTTATCTGGCGCATACTTTAAAGCCAATTTACTGGATAATCCTGCACAAATGCATTCATTCCATCGATATGGTATATCGGCGTCTTGATTAGACGCAGTTACGTCATCAAGTTGATTTATAGCCCAGTAAACCATGCTATATGTTGTTTTATTTGGAACTTGCCAAAAATATGCAACAGGCGTGAATTGTTTATCCAACATGTATTGGCTTGGCTTTCCCGATGAAGATTTGTTAGGAAGTTGATTGTAATCAGCAATTGATACGCGATTAATAATTTGATCTGACGTATCTGTGCCAGAGCTGTCTCTTATGACAGCATCAATAATATCTATTGTTCCTGCTGGAAGAGTGTATGCTGTAGTTCCGTTTACAAGGGTTAGTGTATTTTGCGTTACGGCCCAATAATTTATGCCACGGTTTGCCCACTCAGAAAATAAAAGATTAAGGCTACGTCTAGCAGATCTCGCTCTATCCCCTGTTTGGGTCTGTGGATCAATACTGCAACGCTCAAATGCTTCAGCGATAATCTCTTCTACATCTGGTCTGAACGCTACTGTTCCTGAAAGTGCCATAAATTTACCTTATGCAAAAAAGACATTCGCTAATACAACTGTGGCAACTGTATAT